GGAATTTTCATGAGTGAGCGATGCCCCGAGTGTGAAAAAGGTACTTTACTCTACCAACCCGCCGAGGATGAAACCTTGGCGGGACGGGACACCCGCAGACAGTACGAAGAACTCTGGTTCTGCGACCATTGTGACGCAACCTTCAAACCTTTCGAGCTTTGTTAAGCCTCGGCGTACTGCTTTACTTTCGCCTTAGTCTTAAGTAAGCTATTAATACGGGTACGCCCGTAGATTTTACCGAAAATTAGAAAGAAAGGAGAACTAATGCTTAAGGTAACAAAACTTTACCAAAACGAAGACAGAGGCTTGCCGTTCGTACGCAATGAGCTAGGAAAAGCTCTCGAACCAATAGCCGGAATTTTTTCAGTATTGAAACACGCGAGAGGAAAAGAGTTCCTGAACGTGTGGAAATCCGAATTTACTCACGACAATATTACCGATTGCTGGGTTGGAAAGACATACCCGGATATGAAAGGTCAGGTCAGCTACGGAGTTGACGACGGTGCTTGGTTCGAAAATCTCGCCACTTACGACCGTGTATACAACATGAGTGACGAAGACTGGAAAACTGTTAATGACGGTGCGTTGCGAGTCGAACTACAGTACCAAGAGACAGTTGGGAGAGGAATGGTGATAATGAGTCCTCAAGGCTTACGAAAGCTACGCGATAGCGAATCTCAAGCCCATCAAGACTTGTATCGTGGATTAACGCGGTTAGCTGACGGTTCGATAGACGAGCGGTTCGAAATAAGGGATACGGTCATTAATAAAGAATTCGTAGGATACGAGGATGGTGACTTCAAAAAGAAAGAGTTCAAAAAAGTAACGAAGCCAAATTACTATATTTGGAACTACATCACCGACGAAAGCGGTACGTTCCTAACATACCAAAAATGGTACTACTACGACGAGGAGGGCGAAATACACTGGAGCGAGAACGATAGGATGTGGGTAGACAACCATGAATGCAGTCAGCAACCAGTAGAGCTTATCGAGTTGTTAATAGAAGACTTACTATCGGAGATCAGAGCAAACTTTCTGATCTGAGTGGTTCTCCGAGCGGCCTTACGAGGCCGCTTCTGGAACTACTTAACCGAAACTAGAAAGGAGAAATAACAGTGCCTAGAGAAGTATCAATTAGATTTAATTCAGCGGATAAACTGACTTGGGAACCTGTCAGCGACGGCCACATGGATCAAGCAATGGACGACACGATTGATCTTGCACTAGTTGTAGAGAGGGCGATAAGCGATCACATAGAAACTGAAGAAGCCCTCCTGGATTGGTCGGGGATAGATGGAATGCACGCGGGGGATGTAGAAGGAATTCACGACCCCGTTGCGCTATTTGTTTATTCGATGGAAGATGACGAGTGGGTATATATAGCTCATTTTATATATGAGGTAACGCATCAGTGTTTTTTGTTTCGCCATAAAAAGGAGAAATATCAGTGCGGGATTTAAAAATACCGGAAGAGTTGGGACGGCTATACAAAGTCTATTTTGAATATAGGCACGAGCTGCAACCGAAGGATGATGTGTTCGTGTGTATTTGCCGAGCGGAGCAAATAGGGAAAATTGAGGAACATTATTCAAACCTTTGGTCAGAGATTGTCGAAGGCAATCTCTACTCGCTTGACGGGTTTACTCTTGAACAAATAACACCTGACCCCGTATTACAGGGTTGGGAGTCTTTCGATGGAGTGATACTCGAGGATATTAAAACGGGTGAGCGAGTCTACCATGAAGACCGTAGGGGAGAAACTGTGATGAAGGCTTTCGAACCTATGGAAGAATCGGTCCAGCTTTTGAAAGACCTGACCATAAGAAAAGAGAGCTAGGGTGAGTAATACAGAGGAAATCCCAAAAGATCACCTCTATGAGGCGATCTGCTCTATACGGCATATGAGCAACAACCCAGATCTATCTGTAGATATTGCTGTGGAATTAACCGAAATTACGGATAGACTTAGGGCCATTCACGATAACCTACTTGAGGGACCGCAAAAATATAAAGAATAGGGTCTTGGACTAGGTAAACGGCAGCCCAAGCGCCGGTGAAATTGTCTCAATTGTTCAAGACTCTTATCCTTAGTTGAGGCAAACTTGGGACCGTTCTCAGTCGGCCAGATTAGAAGGAGCGCAAACACCCCTGGCAAACTGGTCGGCTGAGGACACTTATTTTATAGAAAGGAGATAGTATGAAAGAAGAAACGATAGCATTTATGGTGGGCGACCACATAGACACCGAGTATACGAGCTTATGTGGCTACGTTCATTGCGACTACCGAGACCTAGTGCGAGTCTTCGGACCTCCCCTCGAAGAAAATTGGGACTTTAAGAGTACTCACCACTGGTTCATAAAAATCGTACCACACGGACCCGTGATGCATATCTACAACTGGATGAACGGACCCGTGATAGGTACTCCAATCACCTCCATTACCCGTTGGAATGTTGGGGGAAAAGAAGAAGCCCCACTCGAGTACTTAGAGAAAATACTCGACTTCTACGACACCGATGCTCAAGTCATTCCCTACTCGATAGGCAAGCTAGACACGTCGGACAAATACTTTAAACTAGAACTAAGCGAAAAAGACCAACGCATACAAAAAGCAATATCCGCAATGCTTAGAGACTAGACCCAAAGCCACTCGGCTTCTTCGCGGGGTGGCATACTCCTTTACTTTCGGGTTATGGCTAAGTAAGCTAATACTACGGCTAACGCCGTAGATTTTACCGAAAACTAGATTAGAAAGGAGAACGATGTGACTGCGAAAGAAAAACTGAAGCATTTAGTCGAAAACAAAGGGTTCCAGTATTTTGAAAACAAGCGCCATCCGCTGATAAAACCTGGGATCTTCCGAAACGTTTTGAAAACACCCGCTGGAACTTGGACTCAACGAGTCTACCCCGAAAATCCTGACGTTGTAGAAGTATATGACAACATAGGACGCCTCCGAAACATTACACCACTTACATTCTAACAAACATTAGAAAGGAGCAAGAATGAACGATCTGAAAGATATTACCATGGAACAAATGGCGACTACTGGGAAACTGGAAACGCGCCAAATGTCCACCGAGCTAGTAGATGTGCTGAGCCGAGTGACTAACCCTCTCCCCGAGGGAGAGTTAGATGGCCCCGATATGTCTATGGAATTATTGGCCCTGACCGATATGGAACCAGAAGAAAACATTTGGGGATTTCCTGGTAACGAAGAACACCAGAAAACACCCGCCGCAACGGTTCCAGTTAGCGAGTGGCGGCAAAGAGGGGGCGAAGCAGATCCTGGTGAATGGACTATCCTGATGTACCGACACCCCTCAACGGGTAGTACGAAAATCACCGGCTTGATTTACGACAGCCATAGCCACCCATACCTAGTAAAGATTATCTAGGAAATGCTTATTGACAAAGGAGAAAGAGTTGTGCCTAGACGACGTAAAAGTGCAGGAGAACGTGACTATACGAAATTAGTTTCGATTGTTTTCCATACACACGACACCGATGGTGAAGTCAATAAAGAGATTCAAGAATTCGATAAGTATATGGATCTCTTCCAGGAAGAGATGGGTTTTACAATGTCCCGAGCACAATTCGTCATGCATTTACTAAAACATTATAGAGATACTAACAAACTGGGAATCAAATAAGAACTACTTGATTTTACCAAAAACCTAGAAAGGAGAACGATGTGTACATTAAATTATCTTTAGAAGGACCGGAGTTAGTCGAGCATTACTTGAACGACGACCTCTGGGAACCGCTTTACCCCAATTTGCCAAGTCCCGAAGAAGAGTGGGGGGTTATAGAAAAACTCAAAGACGAAGAAATGTCCAGACTTAACCTATGCGAGCTATCAGACTCGGAAAAGTTTTGTAAAGACTTAGCCGCCCACCCTCAAATTGAAGTGGTTGAACAACACAATTTTTACAGCTGCGGAATTGAGGTGATTACGTTTCATTGGATCGACCCGCTATTTAGCGAGGATGGCCCTTACAAAGAAGGAAAATTTTATAAGTTCGATCTGTGGCACGGACCAGTCACTAACTATGAAGCGACCCGTTGGGGTGACGAACCTTATTCAGGATAGAAAGGAGAACGAAATGACCCAGTACGAAAAGAGAAAACAACTTGAAGCCCAACTCGCCGTGTACAAATACATTTGCTGCGCGGTTCTTGGATTTATTGTTGGATACCTCGTGGGATAAGGATCGACATGAGATTACACGAACAGCGTGATTATTACCGAGAGCTGGCAAGATCTCGAAAGTCTTTTATTGAAGAACTCAAGGGATATGTCGAATCGGATAAATTCTCAGAAGATACCAATGTAAACGCAGCGGATATCTCTCGCCGGATTCGAGAGTATCTCTACACGATTGAATAGAAAGGAGAACCCTGAAACAAGGCTATTTATTGAATGTATATGTTTATCTGAGAAATAAAACTTTTTTTATTTTTTTCAACAGAATAGACCAATAGAGTAATAGAAGTAATAGAATCGAGCTGTGAGTCTCAAGGAGCTTGGATCGTGGGTTTTTCAGGAAAGAATAGAAAACGTATTAGTTATTAGTTCTGAAAGAGAGAAAAGGAAAGAGAGGGTACGAGCAGAAACTTTTTAAACATAAAAAAGATATTTATTCTAAAATATACTTGTCGCTGAACACAGCCCTCGGATTCTGGAATGAAAGACTTTAAGTACACTCAGATGGTTCCCGCTGAAGACGGGAATGGCTATCTCGATCCTGATGGTAAGAGGTGGCAGGAGCTCAACCCGAAACAAAAGAAGTTTGTTCGTGAGTACATCAAGGGGCAAAACGCCACCGAAGCCGCTGTTCGCGCTGGTTACACTAAGAATAGGAATGCTGCGAAACGACAGGGCAGTGTCTTACTCAACCACAACCCACTCATCCGAAACTACCTAATAGACCAGGAGATCAGGGGGCAAGAGAGGGAAAGGATTTCTATGGAATCTCACCTCTCCTCACTCCATGATCTCCGAGAAGAAGCAAGGGACCAAGGGCAGTTGAACGCAGCTATCACTGCCGAGATCCACCGAGGGAAGGTCGGAGGACTTTACATCGACCGACGAGAAATCTTGACTGCAAAGATTGACGGATTGAGCAAGGACCAGCTGATCGACCGACTAAGTGCATTAATCAGTAAGCGAGTACCTCAGACTATCGAGGGCGAGGTGATTAGTTCAAGTTCCAGTTAAACCAAAACCCAAAACCGAGACCCGTAGCTCTACTCTACTCGGTCTACTCTACTCTACTCTAGCTATGCATCCGTCCGTCCGTCTGTGCGTCCGTCCATCCGTCATGACTCACCCAGGGGCGAGCGACGGACCAGGCGAGCGACGGAGCGACCGGAAAGACCGAAAGACCGACGACCAGAGAGACCGACGACCAGAGAGACCGACGACCAGAGAGACCGACGACCAGAGAGACCGACGACTTGTTAGAAAAACCATTTTTAGGAGAAAAAAGCACGGAAATTATTTTTACTTATTTGTACTACTTTACTTGCCACCTAGGTTAATAGGTGTATACTTGTATCCATGGTTAGGCAACTAGCCATATAAATAAACTTACTTACATAAGGATCTACAACATGGCTAATCAAGCCACAAAACAAGTAAACGAAGACAAAGCCTTTAAGCAAGCAGTACAGAACCAAGCTAACAAGGCAAAGCGCCCAAACTTCAAGACAACGGGCAAGTCTAACAACAGCAAGGTCACGTTTGATAACGTGCCCGATGGTATCATGTTACCTGCGGGGTTAGGTGCGGCTCTTAATATTTACTACGATGTAGTTGATACATTAGGTGGTAAGATTCAAGCCGTTAGTCTTGAGGACATCGATAATGCTCGTACACCATCTTGGAAATACAGAACCTTACCTAGCTATCACATTACTTTCTACAAGCTTAAGATTGAAGGTTCTAAAGAATGGAAGCATGAGCAAGGTAAAGTCTGCATAGGCAAATTTAGCTAACAACTAACTAACCTAACACTAAGCCCACCGTGTGTGGGCTTTTTTATGCCTGACCTAAGCTACTTGTTAGTCGGGCACCGACTAAACCTAAGTCTAAGCCTAGGCTACTAGTTAGTAAGTCACCCACTAAACCTAAGCCTAAGCCTAAGTCTAAAA